TGGATGAGGCGGGCTTTATTTTCAAATAGTTTAGAATTGATTTTAACATTTTTTTCTTCCTTAATTAAATTATCACTTATATTTAACTTACCATGTTTTTCTAACCATGATAACGATATATCTCCACAGACTTTACCCTCAATGAAGTTATGAATATTTAGGTAAGTTTGAGTTATATCTTCTTCGATTGATTCCAAAGAACCAGTATTGTCTACCTGAATGAACTGGTCAAAGGATTCTGCAAAAAGCTCTTTATTTTTCTGAGCTTGTGACCACTTATCATACCGAATAGATTCCACCATCATACGAGCCAATTTGGTATTTCTTTCTTGACTTACCTCATTGGTGGTATTAACAAATACCATCATGGTTGAGTAACCCAAATCTTCCAGTTCTTCTTTGATATGATTGATTTTATCGATACTATCTGCTGGTCCATTAATGATTAGTGGACCACGGTTACGAATGGCTTCTCTACGGAAGTCATTGGTTTTTTCAGATAATTTCTGTTTATCTGCAAGATAATCAAAGGCTTGATTAGAATTCAATTCTACTGCACGGGACTCAGGTATCGATTCACGGATGACAATATCTTTACCTGAACCAGGTCCACCAGTTACGAATATTGCTTTGAATAGGCCACGATTGACATTTTCGTGGATTCCCATACCTTTGCGTGTATCATGATAGAGTTCTTTGGCATGATTGTCAGCAACGTGTTCTGGTACACCTTTTTTAAATTCTTTGTAATTACCTGAAGCAGCGTGTTGGCGCATTTTGGTGCCAGACATACCCTCAGAACCTTCAGCGTCTGGATCACGATGGCCAGCAGAATGAACAGTAATCTTTTTGAAATCGTAGTGGCCGTGTTTACCTTTTACACCATTGTATTTGTTTAACGAATCTTTGAATTCTTTAACACGGTCAGAACCAACAACAACATGAAGGTGAGTTACACCTTTTTTATGTAATTCGGCTGCATGATGAAAAATACTTGGTTTCTCTTTTGTAGAGTTTTCAAAATGAGTACCTGGAGAGTATCTTTTGAGATGTTTAACTTTAGTTTCACCGGATAATGGGTTCTTTTTAGAATCTTGTGAGTGTGAAACAATAACCGAATGCGAAGCATTATGTTTGTCTGCAACCTCTTTTACTTTATGAATAAGTTTCAAATGTCCAGTTGTAGGAGGATTCATGCGACCAAAGGTCATCACATGGTGTTTCTCACCTTGTTTGGTTTCTTCTACTAGTTCTAAAAATGATTTCATTTTAATCTGAATGAGCCTTTCCATCACCTTTAAAACTTGTAAGTGGGTCACTACTTGATGATACTCTCATTCTGTGAGTTGCAAACTTTTTACCTTTGTGTAAAAAGTGAACATTACCACCGGCGTGTTGTGTTGTAATATTTTTATGGTCGTGTAGAATGTGATTCCAATGTTCACTTGGATTAATTGCATGGTGTAAATCTACAGAACCTTCTTTTTTACCAGAAACGTATGTTGTGTGCCTGATATGTTCGTGACCGTGATGTTGCATAGGAGTTTTATTTGATTGTAAAACATGAGTCCTAATGTGATGAACTAAATCTTCTTTTGATTTACTTTTTAACTGTTTATGCACATGAGCAGCCAAATCAACCACAGCTTTGTGATTTCTTTTTACAACATCTTCTTTCATTTTAGGATCATTTCTCATCATTTCTTTTCTTTTTTCTGGACCTTTTACACCAACTAATTTTGGATGTGCTTTTAAAAGTTCTTCTCTATGCTTATCAATAATATGATGGCCTCCGTGTGTTGCTTCCATGCCTGGATTTGAAGCTGTAATATGTTTATTTTTTCCATCTGTAACTTTTAAACTTACTCCATGAAATTTTTTCTTACCAGCTTTATGACTATGAACAACAATATCAGACGCATCTTCTTTTTGTGAAGCTTCTATACCTGTCGACCTTTTTGTGTCGCCTGGTTGAGATGTCCAGTGAACATGAGAAATTTTGTGGCCAGATTTTTCAATATGTTTTTTTATATTCTCAGCTGCACTTTTGGCTTTTGTTTCTAATCTTTTGTATTCATGTGGATGTAAGACTTTTTTAATTTTATCGTGAGCTTCTTTTGGAGACAAACCCTCTTTGTCTGGATGTTTCTCCATGTGTTTTCCACCATTGAGGTGTTTGCCAACCAATAATTCATGTAAAACACCTTTAGCGTTAGAACCTAACTTAGCTTGTTTTTCTTCTTCTGTTAGACTTTGTAAAAACTCCTCACGCAGTTTTTTTTCTTCTTCATCTTCATCAGGATTAAAAGCTTCTTCATTCTCATCATGTAATTTTTTAACATCTTCATCTTCATCATGATTTTTCAAATATTCAATAAAATCTTTAATTTTTTGAGCTAAGGTTTTTTTATCTTCTTCAAGTAAACCTGCTCTTTCACGATAGATGTGTAATTGTAGTGACATTTTTTTATTTTCTAACTTTTAATAAATTTTGTTTAGCAAATTCAGCACGGTTAACTAATTTGGTTGGTTGATTGTCGTGATGAACTACGAAACCTTCAGGTTTAGACTTTTTACCTTCAATGTGGTGTTGGTAATGTCCTTCGTGTGTTTCTAAAGATTTAACCAAAGCATTTTTAGCTTGGTGCAAATGGTGATGCATTGACAATAAGTTTCCATAATGTGCTTTGTGTTTTTCAACATGAGCAATCTGTGATTCACCTTCTTTGGTCTTTTCAGACTTAGATTTCTCGGTAGTAACTTTGGCAGCCTGCTTTGCATGGACATCATGTAAGTGTTCTTTGAATCCTTTAACACTTGGAACCTCATCATGTCTTACTGTCTTGTTTATGTAGGTTGATAGATGGCCAGCTTCTCCACTATGCTTTGGATGAACTGAATCGTACATCTTGTGTCCATGAGTGTCGTGGATTTCTTTGGCGGCAGCCATATGTTTTTGAAAGTGTTTTTCATTCTCAGCAGAATGTTTTACTTTACTTGTATCATGTTCGGCACCATGTATATGAACATCCGGATGTTCTTTGAACTTGCTCATATCAACATGAGGTGTGTTGTGTTTTAAGTCATTACTATATTGAGTATGGACCACAACACCAACTTTAGACTTTTTAATCTTGTCAGCTTCTTTACCTTTAGCGGTATATGTGATGGTATTTGGTGTGAAAGAAACATCACCTTTAGCTTCTGCTAGATAACCCTCGTGTAGTGTTTTGGTATCTGCATGGTGCATCAAGTCGCCTTGAAATACACCTTCTTTTGGTGTCACTTTTGGTAGATGTTTGAGAGCGTGTTTGAGTGTTTTTGCAAGACCAGGTGAATGACCGTGATTCTTATCAATGTCTGCTTCTGTGTGATTGATTTTTGGATTTTTATTAAATGCAGATTTAGTTGCAACAAAGAATTTATTATTCTTAGGGTGATGCCCAAAAACAATCGATGGTGAGCCATCATATTTCATTGTTAGATTGGTGCTCTTATGGCCACCAGTCATATGTGTATGAGCTTTCATCAAAGCTGCGTGAGCGTGTTCAAAACCTGTGTGACCATGCATTAATGGTCTGTCTTCCGCATGGTGAATGTGTTTAAGTTCGGAACCTTGTTCAGATTCTTCCGTTAAGAATGACTTAAATGATAACATTGAATTTCCTTCTGATTTGCAATACACTTTGATTGCCGGTCGCTTATTTATACAACTTCTTGGTTCTTGAGCTCAAATCTTAGAAAGATTGGCTTCGATACATAGTGACTTAATTATTCCATTTTGTACCTTCAAAATCCAACCAATAATTGGTCATCCGACCTTTTCCTTGAAGTAGATAGAATGGTAAAGTATGAACCAATCCTCGACTGGATCCATAGTATATCAGGTCTTTAGGTCCTCTGTCAAGCGCCCAAGCAAAGTGGCTAGAACCTGTATCACCACCCACAAATACCTCGGCCGTGGTAATGTGGTAATAATTCTGAACAAAATTGGTAGAATACCGCCAACCTTCAAATGGGCAACCTTCGGTAGGTTCACCTTTTTTACAGATTATCTTTTCATAATCCTTATATTCTTCGGTAGAATACTTGGCAATAATTTGTTCATACACACTCTTTGGCCAGTTTCTCCATTGATTGTATGGTGCATCGAACAATGGAAACACAGCAATCTTTTTTTCCATTGGTGCATTATTTGGTATTTTTACCAAGTCACTACAAATATCTCTAAAATCCCAAACATTTACTTTTCTCCAAGGTAAGGATTCTGTACCTTCTTCTTTGGAGAAATAGTTAGTCATCTTCAACATTATCTCATAAAATGTCTGACAATGTGTGTCGGAGCTAACATTTCCTGGTTTCAAATGAAACTGTATTGTAGGATTGTTATTTGTTTTTCTAATGTGTTCTAAAACATTCGCAACAGCAATCATATCACCATTACGAACTGTACCAAAAGTACCTGGTTCAATATTGATAATCATACTGTAATATCTTTCACATAAACTAATTTAGATTTACGATTGCCATAGTAATGCCGTTTGAAATCAAACTCAACAGGATGGCCGTCCCAAGTTCTCATATCTTCATCCCAACCAACGATAGTTTCTTTGTTCATCAGGTCAGCAATAATGCCAATGCCTGTGAATGTAGTAATGAAAGGATGTGGATTCTGTTTGATAAGATTGCAATTATACATTAATGGCTTTGAATAGTCCATATATACAACTTTGTCATCATCAAGATTGGCACCATTCTCAATTACATTGGTATATCGTCTTGCATCAACATTGGGGTCTTGTTTTGTGGACCACCTATCACCAATAATAGTTTTATTACGCAAATCATCAATAAGCATTGGGAAAACTTTAATCTCAAAATCATCATCAACTTCAAACAACATTCTGTAATTGTCATTTACCCAATTCTCATAACGACAAGTTTCAATAGGACGATTTGCATCTTCTTGGTCCATGCGTGTCCATGAACTAATGGTCATAATATCACCAAAGACGATTAAATCATCTGAGAAATCTACATCTTCAATCATTGGTTGATATTTTAGAAACTCTTTAATGCCATTAAACTTACGCATCTCTGGTCTGATAATGAGATGAATCTTTTCATTTTTATATTTTGAGATACCAGATATTACAGGTAATGCATTACAGAAATCACCAAGATTGGCTGTGCAATCAATTTTAATCTTCATTATATTCCTTAAAAGCTACAAACCAATCATCACCAGAAACTCTGTGCAACTCAAAGATTTCAGGTTTTTGTAAGTATGACATCAACAACAAAGTCTGGTCATCATCTATTAAATTATTTTTGAGTAATTCACCAATATTATGATGAACCAAATGCTCTAGTGTCTGCCACATATCTTTACCTGCAACAATACAAGGACCTGTAATGTGAACATCATTATTGAAAATGACATTCTCAATATAGGTGCCTTCTTTCCAATCTTTTAAATTAAAGAAATGAATCTTGTCCTTGGCAAAAGGATACTGCCATTTCTTTACATTGTTGAGGGTGGATTCCTCACGGCAATAACCAAAATCTAACCAAGCAACCAAATCTGTTTTTATTAAATTTGTTTGCATAGCTTTCGTTACAAAAGATGATTTAAGTAAATTGACAAGAACGTAGTCAGCATTCCAGTATTCTGGATTCTTTACTTGCATGGGATTTATTTTGGCTTGATAATCAGAATCTTTTTGAACTTTAGTAATTTCATCTCTTAGTTTTTGAAAACTATTAGGAAAATCAAGCGTGAGAATTTCGGTGGGTCTATCTTGTCTAAGAAATTGCACATCTTTGACCATGTCTTTTGATGTGTAAACAACCATTGGATTTTCCAATTTAGCCATGTGACTAAATCGGTCAAGATATGTCTTGGTTGTTCTGTGTAGATAATGTGGCAGTCCTTTGTCTGGTGTCCATTCACCACGACCAATATCAAAGAAAGCGGTAACTATTGTTATGTCGTTCATATTAATTCTGTATTAAATGTTATAACTTCACTTTCATTAGGCCAATAATATTTTTTATAATTGTTAATGATTTCAATATGTTCAGGTTGTTCTTCTACAAACTTATCAAAATCAAAGCCTTTTTGGTGATGATGTGTATCTGTCATATACGGATTTTCCGTGTAATCTTTACCACAAAAGAAATAATATGCGACCATTAAACAGTCCATCCAACCAATTGTAGGATAATGATTGTCTTGTATGTAATCCCACTTATCATTAATCAATGCGGTCATTCTTGTGTAGTTCTTTAAAAATGTTTTCACATTATAAATTGAACCACCGCCACCGCCATAGAAATCAGTTTTAGGTTTTACACCAGAAAAATCTTCCATCATTTTTAAAACTTCTGGTGGAAAACGATTACCATGACTAATCTTATGACAAGCCATCTCCCATTCATCTTTTACTGTGATTGGTTTTTTAATCCAAACATCATCTTCTACCATCATGATATGTGATGTATTGCAATTCTCACAGGCATAATGAAATCGTTCCAACCACAATAATACCTTTTCTTTTCTGTAACCAAAAGGTTGTGTTGGGTATCCCAACTTATCATCAAAGTAATGATAATCTAATTTATATTCTTTAGCAATATTAGATAAATCATCAGCTGCATCGGATCCCAAAAAATAATAAGCATTAGGATGATACTGTCTAATATTACTGACAACTTTTTCTGTTGATATTGATTTACCAGCCGAAGCCAAATGAAGAAATGATATAGATGCCATTACATTAATCTTTCTGACCAAGTTTTAGGAGTTTTATCAGTAATAATTTCTAATGGATAAGCATAGTCAAATGGTTTAGGACCTTTTTCTTTAATATAATCAACTGTTTCTTGTATAGATTGTTGCAATGTTGTTTTTGTTTCATAGTTCAATAACCAACGAGCCTTGTCCGCAGAGCAATCTGCGTGTTTGACTTCTCTTGGCCTATCTGGCATATGAATTGCTTCACCCGTGAAACCTGTTGCAACAGCCACAAGTTTAGAAAGTTCTTTAATTGTAACTGTGCCGTCATCAGGTCCAATATTAATAATCTGACTGACAACCTTAGGATCCAATGCCATTTTTTCTAAACAACCAACACAATCATCAACATAAGAGAAACATCTTGTTTGTTGTCCGTCACCATAAATGATTGCAGGTAGCCCACGGAGATTACGATTAATCATAATACTCATCACATTACGAAATGGGTCATCATACTTTTGACGAGGACCAACAATGTTATGTGGTACAGCAATGTTCCATTCCATGCCATGTGTTTCGCATAGAATCTTTAATACATCTTCACCAGCAACTTTGGCGACACCATATGGGTCAACAGGTTGTGGCATCATATCTTCTGTAAATGGATGTGGTTGATTACCATATCGTGCCATTGATGTGCAATATACAAATCGTTTTACTTTGTTCTGAACGGCTGCAGAGATGGTTGCAACAGAAGCCTCAAAGATATTTTTGGTAATAAAACTAGGACTGAATACAGAAAGTCCTTCGTGTGCTGTAGCGGCAGTATGAATAACAATATCACAACCTTCCATAATATAATTCATCTTATCAATGTCACAACAATCCACAACATATAGTGTTGCTTTCTTGGGTACATTATCACGATAACCACCAATTAAGGTGTCATTACCAACAACTTCGTGTCCTAAAGCTAACATTCTATCTGCAAGGTGACTGCCAAGGAATCCTGCAATACCAGTAATAAAAATTTTCATTATACTCTCTTTAAAATAGTTAATCCATTATTATTATGCCGTCTTTCAACTAATTGCCATTCAGAATGAGAATCAATGAATTCTTGAATTGCCGGCCAAATTCCTTTTCCACCAAATTCACCACGGTCAGCAAATAATGTGGTGTCATGAAATAGAAGATATTTACGAACCTTACTTGCGTGTAATTCTAATTCTTTTTGTACCTGTTCATAGATATGTAGACTATCCACCAACATCAAGTCGGTTTCTGCAATGTCCACTTTACGAGTGTCATCAATATGAAGTGTTACATTACGACCAGCATTTTTGGCTTCATCAAAAAACTCACGGATACCAGGTTGTGGCATAAATTCATAACTATGTAATTCCACATCATGTCGTAAAAAAGCACGAGTGCTTTGAGCCCAACCCACTCCTAATTCGGTCACATGATTGCATTGTGAAGTTAATTCAGAGATGATTGGTAAATGTTCGTGTATGTCTGTATCTCTTGCACAGGCATCTTGATATTCTTTTTCAAAATCCATTATTCTGTCCTAAAGGTAATCAATTCTTCTTGTTGATATTTTTGTTTAATAAATTCTTTCCATTCTGGCACTCGGTCATATTGATGAACAATTGCAAATGGCCGACCCAAAGATGTTTTTACAATGCCATCTTCAAATTTTGGTTCTGGTTCTAATAAATGTGGTCTAAACGATTCAATCTTAGATGGGTCAACTGTTGTGCCCGCCTGACAAGCCCATCCATCTAATTGTTTTGCAAAGTATGTTACACCTTTAAATGGTTGTGTTTGAATCAGAACATTATAGACCGCTTGGTCACAAATAGGAATAGGCCGGTTGATTGCATTGAATAGAATATTGAACATCATATCTTTTACATACTCAGACACACCACCGATTGTTCCTACATTGTATATCTCATTATTTTTAAATGAATCATGCACATATGGTCCATAAGTTTGCATAAGATTCTGATTACCCCATGGTTCATCTTTGTATCTCAAACCTTCAGAACCAGCAACGAGTTTTTTATTTTTGAGATTTAATTCCAGCCAAACGATAGGATTGGTTTGAAAATAAACATCTTTGACATCTGTGGTAACTACATGGCTATAATTCTGCCAAGTATTTTTGAGAAAATCATAGATTGATAGAAAACGAGCCACATGAATTGGTGCTTTAATTTCGTGCATCTTAATGATAATGAAATCACGTTTGATGAGTTCACCAATTGTTTCTTCTGAAGCATTACCAACAACCATGGCTTTGTCGCCAGTAAAGCCACATTCATCAATTGATTCAACCCATGGTTTTAATTGATTGTAGTTGTAATTTGTAAATGCACCGATTATTAAGCTTTTTGACGCCATGGGTAAACTCCATTATATTTTTCATTCATTATTTTATTACCATTTTCAAAGAATTCTGCATTGACAGAACCTTTACCACCATCCACTCTATAACAGGTTGTATATTCACCTGTGCAATAGAATTTAGGAAAGTGTTGTGTGATTGCTTGTAGAAATACTCTATCTTGCCCCCAACCACCATGCCAAACACTTGCAATTTTATTTGCGACTTCTGTTTTAATGAAGTAACAATTAGTATCTATATGATGAACCCCATGATATGTTGGCCAAATACCAAGCGATTCACAATCATCAAAGCAAACAAACTTACCTGCTTTATTATATACTTGGCGTAAAGAATAACACCAATCTAAAGCTCTTGTGTTAATTGTTTTGATACAGTTTTCCACATGAGACCTGTATAACCAATTGTCTTGGTCTAGATAGGAAACATATTCAGTATCAACTAGGTGGGTAAATGCAGCATAGACACGGTGACCATAGAAACCTTTGGCACCGACATTGATTGGTAATGAACAAATGTGTACTCGTTCATCATTTACAGTTGAATCTAACACTTTTAATGTTTCTTCCACATTCTCATCACCATCAATCACAACATAACATTTAGTAGGATGACTTTGATTCAGAACAGATTCAACAGCAGTTTTCAACTCTGGCGAACCAGTGGTTGGTATAATCACAGTAGCAGACATAATTTAATCTCGTGTTAGTTTTAATATTCTCTCTATTTGTTTCTCTATAATTGGTTTACGATTTGGCCAATATATGT